GGCCACGGACCGATGAAAGGAAAGGTGCTAAAAATGAAAACAGCCCACACGCGGGGACCCTGGTTTAACGGCTGCCACGGCGGCGGCGAAATTCAGATTTTGGCCGACGACACGGGGACACCCAATGAAAGGACGGACGACATCAGCAATAGTTGGGTTCTGGCCACAGTTAACGATTGCATGGGGTCGGAATCAGAAGCAAACGCCAACCTAATCACCGCTGCCCCGGAACTATTCGAGGCCGTGAAGGGGTTGCTGGGCGTTGTAGACGAGGTTCTACCGCAGGCCGGGGGGCTTGTGTTGAACATTGGAAGATTAAACGAAACCCTGATTTTAGCCCGCAGGGCCATTAAAGACGCAACCGAGGGCCGCCCGCGTGGCGACTAGCCCACCACCACAACCAAGGAGCCGAAAACATGGAAGCACAGAACGAAAACCGGCGACTTATCATCGAGCAAGACGATTGCCCCGAGAATCCCCGCGACTGGGATAATCAGGGCCGAATGTTTTGTTGGCACCAGAGGTATCAGTTGGGCGACGAACAACCAGCAGCCGACCCGCACGAATGGTTGGCCAATTTCACCGAACACTATCCCGACGCCGTTATCCTTCCCCTGTACCTCATGGATCATAGCGGCCTGATGTTGTCGGTCGGCCCGTTTTCCTGCCCCTGGGATTCCGGTGTTGTCGGGTGGATCGTTTGCAGTCGCGCATACTGGGAAGGCCTGGACCGTGAACAGGTCAAAGCCAACCTGCAAGCCGAGGTCCGGGTCTATTCCCAGTACCTTGAGGGGGACGTATGGGGCTTCACCTGCCAGAAAAAAAGGGAGGCCTGTGACAAATGCGGGCGCGGCCCCGACTGGGAAACCGTCGATTCCTGCTGGGGATTTTTCGGTACCGATTGGGATAACAACGGAATCAAGGATAATCTGCCGGAGGAATTTCACGAGCTGCTAACCCGTTTACCCTAACCGGGAGGAACCGAAAATGCAGACCTACAAATTTCCCTTCCTGGCCCACGCGCCGCGCCGAGGCCGGTGCGCGGAGACGGGCCGACCGATCCGCAAGGGTGAGACTGTCGCCTATTTCCCGTCAGAAAAACTCATGTACTGCCAGCGGTCCCAGGTTTTCAAAGACGTGCGCGCCCTGGTCGCCGTCGAGGGGGTGCGCGCATGACCACGCCATTTTCCCTTCCGTGTCCGTTCTGCAACCATACCGTTGTCGTTAGTAAACTGGGCGCCGCAGAACTCGAGAAGCTAAGCCCGGGCGACGCCCAGCCCGCCCCCGCGGTCGCCGACTGGCGGGATTTGCGCGAGGTCTGGCCCTGGCCCCGGCGGAAATCCGTTCTGATTCTGTCGCATGGCGGGAACCTGTACATGGCCCAGGATTTCAGCAACTACGCCGACGATCCCGATAACCTGTGGTCCCACTGGGCCGAGCTGCCCGAGCTGCCGGGGGCCGACTCGTGACCCCGCGCCCGACCTGGCCCGAGATCGAACGACGCAAGACGCCGGGAACCCGGCGCGACCGCCGGCCGGGGTGGCGCCAGTGGGCGTTCCTGGCCGGCTTGCTTGTCCTGGCTGTTGTGAAGACGGTTTTTTTCCCCGACTAAACCGAAAGGGTAGAAATATGAATTTCGGAAACATTGAATTCAGGGTGGACGCCGTGAAACTCGGCGCCGGGCTCCTGGCCATGTTCGACGAGGACGACGCCGGCCCGCTGGCCTTCGGGATGCTGCCGGCCGAAAAAATGCGGGTTTTCGAGGCTGGCCTACTGGACAAGTTCAACGAGGAGTGCCGCAAGAAGTACGGGGGGACGCCGGAAGAACTGGCCGAAATCGAGGCCGAATTATTCCACGATTTCCCCAACGTCCGCGAGCAGATCGGGGAAACCGTGGCCGATGAACTCAAGCGGGAGCGCAGGCGATTTGCCTCCGAGGTCGGCCACCTGGTCGCGGTGGAAATCTACAGGCAGGCCAGCGCGGCGGGAAGGATGATCGTATGAACCTTTCCGAAGCGGTGGCGCGGTGCCACCAAAGCCCACGATTGGCCGGCAGGATTGCGGACCTCTGCCGGTTCCAATTCAAAATGGATTACGAGGAAACCCTTGAGTGGGTCATGCGCCGAAACAAGAACATCGACCGCGCCAAATGGGAGGCCCTCATGTACGAGGCCGACGAATGGAGCTAACTATGCAGCACATAACCACCAAGAGCAGCCACCGGGGGCACGGCCGGAAGGTGTACGCGCGGGCCAGTGGCGGCGCCTCCGTCCGTCTGGCCTGGGACTATGGACTATCGGCAGAAGACAACCACCACGCCGCAGCTCGGAAGCTCGTTAAAAAACTGGGTTGGGCGCGTGAGGTTTGGGTGTATTCGGGACTGTGGCGCGGCGGATTTGTGTACATTAACGCCGCAGATGACCGGGTTAGCCTGTGACCCGGCTGGCCGTCCTTTTGGTTCTCGTCGGGTGGGTCATCTGGCGGGCCTGGCAGGGCAAGCGATAGCCTGAACGAACGGCGGCCCACGGGGAACCGAAAAAACCCGCGGGCCGCCTTGCCTCTGGCCTCCCTGCCTGGTTGCCGCTCCGTCATGCGACTCAACCAAGGGAGGACCCGATCCTACCGCGCCGGCCGGCGCCATGTCAAGTTCAAAATGGCGCATCGTCGGAGTCAGTCCCCCCGGAGTCAGTGGCCGCCGCCCGCAGTTCCTCCACGAAACAGTCCTGCACCTTCAAGACTTTAGTGCGGCGGGCCTCGCCGGTCTTCCTGTCCTCCCAGTCCTCGTCATCATACCGGCCTTCGACCATGACCTTGTCGCCCTTGCGGAACCGGGCGGACCGTTTCGCCAGGTAGCGCCAGGCCTCGCAATGGTGCCAGGTCACGCGCTCCTTCCACTCCTTGGTTTCCTTGTCCTGCCACGAGGTCGAGGTCGCCACGTCGAAGCGGCACACGGCCTGGCCGTTGGGGAATTCACGGTAGGTCGGATCCTTCCCCATGAACCCGATGATGATGGTCTTGCTGTAGCACTTCGGGTTCGTCTTCATCAGTTGACGGTCTTCTCCTCGTCTCCCTCGGCCTCGGCCCCCGGATCCGGCTGGGGCCCGCACGAGACTTCCTCCACGGCCTTGAGATAGGCACGGGCCTTCTTCTCGATCAAGTCCTCCCAGTAGTCCACGAGGTAGGAGGCCGTCATGACCGCACCGTTGCAGTGCTTCTGCCAGTCGTCGTCGTTGCGGGGGAACTGCTTGGTGACGAGGGCGGCAATGACCTGGCCGCTGATCTGGATGCGGGCCACGTCCATCAGGGCCTCGTTCCTCTGCTTGAGGTCGAGGATCTGGAGATCCTTCTCCTTGGCCTCGGCCTGCATCTGCTCGAGCATGGCGTGGGCGGCCATGATGTCGGTCGCGTCATCCTGCTCGAGGATCGGCTCGGCGGCATCCACCATCTGGATCGGTTGCTCAATGACGGTCTTCGGCTCCCGGTAGTCCCTCTCGAAGATTTCCGCGGGGACGTAGATCACGGCTCCGGAATACGGCTCCATGACCAGGTACATCCCGGGGCTGGGAACGGAACCCTCCTCGACCTTGGCGAAGCCGTCCTCCCTCACCCGGCCCTGGATCCCGTCCAGGTACAGGAAGCGGGCCGATTCCAGGGGCGAATCGCCACCCTGGACCACGTTAAGGATCTTGGTGGCCCGGACGGTGTTTCCGTCGCCCGAGATCCACAGGGGAAGTTTCGTGGGGTCAAGCATCGTGTTCTCCCATCTTGTTCTCGTCCAGTTTGTGTTCACCGCACCAATCGGTGGGGAACATGACGGGCCATCCCGCCATCGTAGGCGCCCGGCGCCGGCAGCGGCCGAGATTGGGCGCCTTTAAGAGCAGGGGGTCGGTGGTAAGATCGGTTGTTTTCTTGGGGACGTAGTACATACAGGTTTTGCACAACATCCCCTTGCTCCTGTGAATCCAGTTATCGGTCATCGGTTTTCTCCTCGATCAGAAGGTTGAACTTGTCCACCCATTTGTCCATTGCCTTCGGCCAGTCTAATGAAGGTCCGAGGATAAAATCGTAATTCGTCTTCGGCATCGGCCCCAGTTCGCGCAGGACTTCGATGGTCGCCCGCCGGGCCTCGTCGTGGAACCGTGCGTCCAGGTCCACATGGCGCAAATCCGGGCCGGGCTCCACGGCGCCACCGTCCTCCCAGTCCCGCCAGAACCGCCAGAGCCAGGCGTTGAAGTCCTGCCGCTCGCCATCGTTGGCGTGGGGTAGTCTCGAGGCCAGAACGGCGCCACCCAGGAAGGCCTTCTGTTCCTCAATGGTGCGGCCGTCGAAAGCGGCCCTCTTGATCTGCCGTTTGTTTTCGTCCAGTTGGTTCATGCTGTCTCCTTCCCGTGTTCTCGGTCGACCTCCCGCCATGTATGGCACTCGCCCCAGAACACGAAGTCGATGGGGCCTTTCCTGCCGTGGCGGTTCTTGGCTACATGGACGCGCGCCCCCCATTCCACGAAGGCCGACCCGGGCCGGCGCTGGCCGTGGGCATCCTCCAACTGGAACAGAAAGACCGCGTGCGCGAACTCCTCGAAGGCCCCGCTGTGTTTCAGGTTGGCCATCGAAGGGGTCTTCTGCATTTCCGTCATCCGGTTGAGCTGCGTGAGCAAAAGGACCGGGACGTCCTGCTGCTCGGCCATGACCTCCAACTCGTTCAGCATATGCTCGGTGGCGATGGCGTACCCGTGCTTGTTCTTGTCGTCGCGGTGGATCCTCGAGGCCTGGTCGATGATGACGAAGGCCGCGGCGCCGTCGAGGGCCTTGTCACAATGGGTGCTGATCAGTTCGTGGAGCAACCGCACGGTCAACCGCTTGTGGTAGACCACACGCAGGAGGCCGTACTCGACCTGCTTCATGACCTCGCCCAGCGCGGCCTCCAGGCGGACGATCTCGTCCTCGCTCGAGCGCCGGTCGTTGGGGTAGATCGGGACGCCCCCCGCATAGGCCTCCACGATCTGCATGATAATCTCCTCCTCGTTCAACTCGGTGCTGATGCAAAGGACCCCCTGGTTGCGGTTGAACAGGGCGATGTTCGCCATGATGGACGTGGCCCAGGAGGTCTTGCCCCCACCCGGCCGGCCAGCGGCGACGTACAGCTTCCGCTGGTGGAACCCCCGCGTGACCCGGTCGAACTCCGGGAAGCCGGAGCGAATCCCGATCCGCTGGTCCGGGGTGGTCCCGAATTTGGCCTGGATGGCCTCGCGCAGGCGCTTCAACCAGGCCGCCCGCTCGGCCCGGGTCATGGCCTCAGTATTTGAAGTATCCATCATCCTGCTTCGCCTCCTTCGCTCGCTCCAGGGCGCTCTCGAAGGCCTTGAGCCGGATCAGGGACTCCGCTCCGAACTTCCGCGGGTGGAACCAATCCTCGGTGAGCCGATGCTTGGCCACGGCCAGGATGTCCTCCGGGGAGTGGCCCTCCTTGAGGCACAGGCCCACGGCATGGCGGACGGACTTGTTCGGCGTCCTGGCCAGACCGTGGGCCTCGTTCAGGGCCGCGATCACCTGGAGGGAGACTTCTTCGACTCTCGGATCGGCCTTGCCCCCCTTGGGGGGTTTGGGGGGTTTCTTCTCTGCTTTCTGCTTTCTGCTATCCCCGTGACTCGTCACGGGACACGTCCCGGTGTCTGTCCGCGGACTTTCCTGTGACCTTTGGCGCCTTTTTCGGAAGGCGTCTGGGGTTAACTGACTTTCCTCAAACCCGATAACCCACAGGTTGGCCGCAACCAATTGGCAATCCATTAGTCCTTTCGATACCCGTTTGAATTTCCGATGATTCATGCCTGCAATTGACAGCAACATTGGCGTTGCGTTTGGCAATAGACCGCACTGTTCGGTGATCCAACCGAGCTTGCAGGCCGCCATGAGGGCCGTGAAAAGCCACCGATGGTCGTTATCGGGGAGGGTTACGAACTTGCGGGATTTGGTCAGTAGATTGGTGTGGAATTTGAACCAGGTATCGAGTCCGTTCACTTCTCGACCTCCATGCACTCGACCTAGCTGGCGAGGGGCGGGGGCCGGGCCGGTCGAGAGGCCCGAACCCCCTAGACGGGTGCTTATGCCGTCCTGACCCCTCACAAATATCCGGTCCCGATGTCCCTGTCAAGCGGGGATCTCACGGGATCCTCGAGGATGGTCACGATGGCCTCTGCTTCGCGCCTGGGCTCGCGCCGGTCCACGGAGTACCGGCAGACCTGGTTGTCGTTGACGAACACGCCAGCGGCCTCCAGGGCGTCCCACAGGGGCTTCACGGGGTTGTCGGAGTCCGGGACCTGTCCACGGCGCCGGCCGCGCGTGTCGTGGCTCGGGGGGTGCCAGATGATCCGCATTTCCAGGGGCCCGGACAACCGCGCACCGTGGGCCTGGGCCATCCGGCACCGGAGGGCGACCATGCTCCTGAAAATCCCAGCCCGCTCGGACAGGATCTTCCTGGGGACCATCCTGGTCCGCTTGCAGAGCGGGCAGGGCCTCGCCCCCTTGGCCGGCCGGTTCAAGAGGTCCCAGTAGTGGTTCTGGGTCGGCGGGAACGGGAGCCGGAGGGTTCCTCCGCGGCGGCAATTACGCATTTTCCACCCTGATCCTCGGTTTTGTCAGAAGCCCGGAACCAACGGGGATGTAGGACCATCCCGCCATCGACCTTTGCATGAGGGGATCTGTTTTCCCGCCGGGCTTGTCCCAGTACCAAGCGATCCTGTGCCGGTAGCCGGGGGGTATGCGGTCTACGATTTGGTTCTCCAGGAACTCGACCACCTTCACCCGCACCGGGTCTTTCTTGTCCTCCATGTCGAACCAATCCGTGATTAAAACCCAGTCTTGATCGGGTTTGGTAGGGTCGAAATTGGGGTAGGACGACTTCGCGGGCAGAGGCAGGATCGACACCGTCGCCGCCGAGGCCACCACCAGTCCTGCCGCTTTCAGGAACTCTCGCCTGTTCATGACCGTCCTTCCTTTTCCTCCCTGCGAATTCTGGTGTCTATATCCAGAAGGTCCCCGAGTTGCCTGGCGCGGTCAAAATCACTATACCCATACGCATCGTCCACCGCCCGCACCCGGAAGTAGTGGTCGTTGAAGATCACGGATCTAGCAATCCCGAACCACCCCACGACCGGCCGGTGATCCCTGGAGTGATCCCACCGGTAGCCTGTCCACCGCGCCCCAGCCCGCCGCTTGAAGGTCCAGTTCGTCTTAGCTAAGTCCGAAATGCTAATGAATCCATCATCAAAAAGGGGCCTCATGGCACGACCTCCATCCACGCGCTCCAGGCCGTGTCCCCGAGAGCGCAACCGGTCATCCCGTTGGACAGCTCACCGCTGACCCGGACGGTCAACTGGCGCCCGCCCATGACGAAGATCACCAGATTGGTGTCTGGGACCTGGAACCGGGCCTGGACGTTGTAGTGGACGATGGGGCCCGCGAGGGTGTCCCCCTGGCAGGCCATCGGGGGATCCCAGTGGATCCGCTTGACCGCGGGGGCCCGGGCCAGGGTGACGACGCAGGGCAGCAGGGGGTCGACCTGGTCCGCCGGCACGTCGGCCAGCAGGGCCTTGGCCAGCTTCATTTCCAAGGGATCGGGCGCCGGTTGTTCCCGGCACCCCATGATCTGTAGGCCGAGGCCTGCGACGATGATCCCGGCCGCGAGGCCGATCCAGAACACGAACCACTTCATGATCATTCTCCCTCTGCTATCTCGGTTCCCAGGACGACAAGAGAAATGAATACGGCAAGCCCGCCCACGAGAGCGAAAGGAACCCACCAGTGGGTAGATATTCCACAGACCACCATCACCGCGAGAAATGGAGACGCAGCTATGGAATACCCAACGATCTTGCGAACCACCTACTCCACCCCCAGTTTTTTGAACGCGATCTTCCTCATGTCCTGTAGATGGTTCTGGAGAGCCCCCAGGTGCCCCTCGCCTCCGAAGGCCGCAGGGCGCACACCGTCTCTCCAGAGCTGGTCCATCAAATCCTGGACCTGCTGGGGGGACAACTGGAGGGAGGGGTTGACCATGACACCTTCGCCCACCACGGTTTCGGCCACGACTTCATGGGCATAGGTCGTGATCTCTTGCCCGTCTGGCGTTAATCCTCTTTTGAAGAAGTATACGTCGAACCGAGGCCAGAGATCAGCCGGCCCGCGGTAGATCCGGACTTGCAGCTCCTCCACCATTATTCTCCCTTCGCGCACCGGACGCACTCGCCGGCCTGGAAATCGTAGTGCTGGACGCAGACCCAGTCACCGCAGGAGAGGCATTTGGTGTTTCCCGGCAGGGAGCAGAGGCGGACGCCGCAGGGAGTGAAGTTCCCATCTTCGGGATCGACCTCGCCATCGGTGATCTGCTCCTCCTCGTCCGGGTAGACCTCCTCGCCCGCCATCGCGTCGATCAATTCATTGGCTCGCTTGTTGTTGAAGTCGTGCTCGGCCCGTACCTCGTCGATGTCGAGGCTGGACTGGCCGTATTGTCCCGCCATGACGGCCTCGACCTCGGCCGCGTGGTTGTCGGGGTCCATGAACGGCTTGTCGACCTCGGCGGCCATCTGGTCGGCCATCGGGTGACGGTCTGGCGGGGGGGCGGTGGCCGAAGCCACAGGCGCCCCCTCAAGGGCCCCCGCAAAAGTCCCCCCCGCCATTGCCTCGGTCTTCCCGTCCGTCATGGTCGAAAGGTCGCGGACCCGGGTTATCCGGTGGATGGGCTGATCCTCGTCGATGACCGTCCCAGCCCCGAAGCCGTAGACCTCGCGGATCGCCAGTCGGTAGGTGATGACGTGGAGCTTGTGCTTGGTCTTGTCTTGCCACGGGGGGACCCAGTTTCCCCGCGCGGTTCCCGGGACGTACCACTCCTCGAGGAACACGGGAACCTGGGGAATGTCACCCTTGATGGAATCGTGGACCGTCGCCTGAATCCACTCCCAGCACTGGCGACCATTTTCGTCAGGGCTGGCCACCAAATTGCCGTATTTGTAGGTTACACTCCTGAACCCAGGTTGCCGGTTGGCATAATCCACCCATCCATCATAGGCGATCATGACGTTCATCTTGCCCCGGTTGTCACGCCATCCGTGGACCTGACCCTGGAGGGGATTAAGGTCGTACTGGCGGCAGGTAGACAGGAATATCGCCAGTTCTGCGTCGGATACCGGCGGCTCGCCTTTGCGGTCCGGAACGGTGATCAGGGTCGTCTTGACTAGGCGGGCGAGTTGTTCGGACGGCATCCCGAAGCGTTCGCCCAAGTCCATAGCCATCTGGGTCTGCCCGACCTCGGTGGCCACCACCATTCTCGGTTTCGCCTGCTCGGCAGGCAGGTTTTGGTCGGTCATGTTTTACTCCTTGATCACGGTCGGCCGGAAGGACCGGCTGCCAGACTTGACGGTGCGGAAGTGGCCCCGCGCCCAGGCGAACAGGGCCTCCCCGTCGTAGGAGACGGTGTCGTTCCCCTGCCGGTAGGTGAACTTCATCAGGCCCCCGACCTCGGCACAGGACAGGCCCACGGCCTCCTTCTTCATCGCCGCGCGGAGTTCCTTGTCCCGGGCGGCCAGCGGCCCCAGCTCGTCCTGGAGCGCCACCCACTGTTCTGCCAACTCAACTAGGCGCCCCTCCGTGACGATCTCCAGCTCTCCCTTCACTTGGACGTCGCTCATGTCCACCAGATCGGCCGGCTTGCCGTCAGGCGGCGGGACGTCCTTCACGACGTACTCGGACCAGAAGAAGTCGACCATCTGGAGGGTGTCCTGGATGAACCGCTCGTTGCGGCTGATGTCGAAGGCCACGAGGTCCCAGTTGTCGTAGTCCCAGAACCCCGCGGTGCCCCACAGGATTTGCTGGTCGAGGGCCCTGGAGGCGACGTGCATCCCCGTCTGCATCTGGACGATGTAGGTGTTGGACAGACCCTCGCGGGCCATGTGGGCGGCCATTTCGGCGCCCGGGGCCTTCCACTCGCAGATGCCCGGGCCGTCCTGCTGGCGGCTGTCAGGGTCCAGGGGCGTCCACTCCGGGAACATCCCGTCCGTGTGGTACAGGAGCCACGGCCGCTCGGGGTCACGGTACTGGACCTGCTCGGCCACCAGTTTGCGGCCGAACTCCCGCACCCGCTCGGTCATGAAGGGCTCCATCGCGTGGCCACGCAGGAAGATCCGCTTCTGCTTGGGCAGGGTCATCCCCTTGATCTGCTTCCAGACCTGGAGAGGGGTTTCGTATCCCCTGCCCGTCACGTCGGCCACGCGGGACGCGGTCAGGCAGGCGTTCCATTCCTTTGATCCGGGCTCGAGGTATCCTTCTTGGCCTGGACGGCAAACTAGGATCGGTTCCATTTCTACCTCACTTGATGATGACGGCGGGCGACCTCGCCCACCCAACGCAGGGAATCGACGGGTCCGTGATCGCCCACGGGATGGTGGGCACGGCCGGCACCGTCACGAATAGCCTGGGCTCCGACACCGGGAGCAGGCTCAAGGGATGATACCGCAGGGTGTCCGGTAGATCGTAGCGGCCCCAGGTGGACAGGCCGCCTTCGACGACCAGGTGAATCTGCGGGCCTTGCGATAGCCCCTGTGGACAACCCGCAGGTTCTAGGCTCACCCACACTGGGGCCACCAACTGCATGAAAATCAGAAACCACATCAGACTTCCTCCCACCTTGCGTCCACGCAGCCAATCTCCGCTGCGAGGTCCGTGATCCGCTGGTCGTTCTACCGGTTGCACAGGTAGACGGTGGCCACTTCTTCCAGTTCCGGACCTTGATGTAGTCGCTCATTCAGCCGCCCCTCCGTGGGCTAGTCGGTCATTCGAGGATGAGGGTTCTCAGCGGCACGCCAGGAGCCCCGGGTGGGTCCAAGTAGTCCGTGACCTCCTCGGACCACAGGCTCCACGGGCCCTGGATCTCCTCGTTCTGGGCGTTGATCCCGACCCCCGCGACGTGGACACGCTGGGTCCAGCCGTAGCTGTAGGTGACGGTGATGAACGTGTCCGGGGCGACCTCGGAGAACCGGAGCGTATCCCCGCCGGCGGCGGGCCAACTCTCGACCTCGACCAGGTAGTGGTCCGCCGGCATGAGGGGCTGGCCCGCTGCGTCGTGGGTGGGGCTGGGCGTCCAGCAGTACCGCCAGTTCGCCACGGTCGCCTGACCGAACTCGAAGATGCCGAGGCGGGCCAAGGCCTGGAGGTGTGGGAGGATTTGCTCAGACGGCCCAGGTGGCTCTGTGGGCTCCGGACAGGTCGGGCAGTAGTAGAACGTGGCCTCGGGCGTGAAGTCGTGCCCCTCGTCGTTTCCGGCGTTGTCGATGACGCTGGTGGCTAGGTGGTAGGTCATATCGGCGGCCGGGGGCAGCCAGGATCGGTCCAAGGAGTAGGGCGATCCGGTAATGTACTGCCACCCGGCCACCGGGTCGGCGGCCCAGTAGAGGCCGACGCCACCGCCCTGATCCCACCCCTCGGTTGATTGGACGGTGATGGTGATGGCGACAGAATCGGCGCGCACGGTGTCCTGGAGGACACAAGCCGTCGAAATTGGCGGGATCTGGGCCTGGGCCCTGACGGCCAGAACGGCCACCAGGATCAGCGTGAGGGCGTGTTTCATCGCGGTTCCTTCCGCTTGTGCGCCAGGATGGCGCTGACAGTCAGGTCGATCATGGCCATGAGGCGGTCGATCTTGAGGACGGCGATGGCCTCGGCCGGGGTGGGGCGTGTGGCCTTGATCACGCCCCCCACCTCGCATCCACGCATCCCATCTCCGCTGCCAGGTCGGTGATCCGCTGGTCGTTCTGCCGGTTGCACAGGTAGACGGTGGTATCGCCGCCGTCCTGAAGGCGTGGGATGTCCTCTACCGCCTCGTCCCATGAGTCCCAGTGGTGGGCGGGGAAGTCTTCGAGGAAGACGGCATCGACGAGATCACGGAAGTCGTCGTACCGGATGGCATGGTTGCCGTTCAGGAGCAGGCTGGTGTTCTTCGGTAGGGCGTCCCGCAGTTCTTCCATGTAGTCGAACCACAGCCGCCAGAGTTCATACTGCTCCCCCGGATCGTCGCACTGACTGATCCCGTTACGCAGGTAATCGACGCGCATCCAGTTGCCGCCGTCGTAGCAGGCGATGGGGACGCTTGCGAAGTCGAGGAAGACGCTGGTTATCCCGCACTCGGCGCAGTAGTCCGCGAGGATGCGGCAGGCACCAAGGCGGGCGGACTGGTTAAAGATGTCCCACATTGGCTGCCACTTATTGCCGTTCCAGATCCGCGCCTCGTTGCCATCGCAGTCCACGGCTGGGTAGCAAGATAGCAAGGCCCACAAGCTGCGCTGATATGATCCCGGCGGCGCGTTCTCCATCCACGTCTGGAGCGTGTGCAGATTGAAGTAGGTCCCGAACTCGATGTCCACGTTGCGGGCGATCAGTTGCGCCTGCACTTCTGCCTTCCCCTCCCACGCCCCTTGCGACAGTTGTATCTCGTCATACTGTGCAGCCATGTCGATCCACTCCTCGTCCATGACGGGCGGATTTCCCCACTTGAACAGGGTCCGCTTCGGATGCGGCCTTTCGACGGACCACTTGGCGAGTGCGCCGGCGACCGCGAGGGTGGAGCCGAACGCCCCTCTGTTGTCGAGGGCGCGGGTTATGACTTTCAGGCGAGGTATCATTACCACTCCTCGATCTGTCGGCAGAAGGTGTCGAACTCCAGGGAGTCCGCGAATGTGTAGGCGGTGGTTCCGTCGGGGCGGTAGACCCCGGTGGCGTCGAAGGTCCAAGGGGGCACGGGTTCCGATTGGCGGACATTGATTTCTGCATTTGGCCGCGCAATTTCAGCCGCCATGAGCAGGAAGATGCCCGCAATGATGATCTGGTAGGTTTTCACGGCGTCTCCTCTCCGTTGCGGCTGGTTGGTCCGCACTTGTGGTCCTTGAATTCCTGCGGGAACAGGCACTTGCCACAGCCCCCGCACCTTCTCTGCCTAAGCCCAGATCGATATTGGACCGATGCCCATTCGTGCCAGTCGAGATAGCCAGTGGGCGCGGGGTCGCCGGGCTTGAAGTCAGGGCGAACGTTCAGGTGGACGTTCATCTACTCCCCCTCCTTCGCTTTGGTGTTGCGGGTGACGGTGACGGTGACGGGTTGTTCTGTATCCCCCATGTCGCCTGCGTCCTCGGTGCCGTAGATGGCCAACTGACTGTCCTCGTCGTAAAAAACAGTGCGGCCTTTGTTCATCCACCCCTCCACCACGGCGATGACCTCAGAATCGGAGGCGAGGATGGCGTCAAGGTTGCGGGCATTTTCCCACAATCCCTCAACGGCCCACTTCTTGAGTTCTTCCATGATCGGCTTCCACCTTTCCCCCACCGCCGCCAGCTGCGCGTTGGCCTTGGCACACTCGGGGCAGGGCGGGAGGTCGCCGGAGAGGGTAGACTCGATTCGAAGAATTGCATTTTCCCAGATGGTCCCTCGAAGTCGGTTCCTATCGAATGAACCGATTATATTAGAAATCGCCCTCAACCTCGCCCCCGCTTCCTCACACGCACGCACGGATCTAGACCACGCTGTTTCGAGTTCTGCCACACGACATTCAGCAACGAAACGCTCGTTAATGATCTGCTGGACTTCCTCGATGGTCATATCACTTTTGTCCATGTCACTCCCCCTCCTTCGCTTTGGTGTTGCGGGTGATGGTGATGGTGACGGGAAGCAGGGGTTCGGCGTCTGCGTGCATGAATCCATCTTCCCAAATGGTGAAATAGAATCCCTGTACCCACGGGTTTGGAATTTTTCTCGGCTCAACCCACCCATCCACCACGGCGATGACCTCGGGATCGGAGGCGAGGAGTTCCAGGACGCGCTTGTCAAATGCGATGCTGTCGTAGTTCTCGGCTTCGTGCTTGATCGCCGCCAGCTGCGCGTTGGCCTTGGCGCACTCGGGGCAGGGCGGGAGGTCGCCGTCGATGGCATCGAGAACGGCGTGGAAATCTTCCTCGGTGCCACGGTTGGCGTAGTACTCGAAAGCCACTGATGCCATCCTCAACCTCTCCTCCGCTTTCTCCCGTTTGCCCTTTTCGGACAACCACGCCCGGTTGGACGAACCTATCTTTTCGGCCAGCCGTTTGTTCTCGGCTTCCGCTTCCTCCCGCGCACGCTCGGAGGCGGCGAGCAAATCAGCCCTGACGTATTCGGTATCGTCCTCGTTGATCTCGTCCATGCACCATGTTCGCCCCTCGTCTCCGGCGTTGTCGGGGTGCTGAAGCCAAATGCGTTCGTGGTCACTCATGGCCCACCCCCACCTGATAGCCCAAGACCAGGAAGGCCCCGGCGGCCAAGCCCAGGAAAACCCCGGGCCACAGATGGGTGGATAAGTAGGACATCAGGGAGGCGCCAGCGCAGAAGTAGCCCACGCAGAGGGCCCCCTCGCGGCGCCGGCCTCGGCGGTAGGCCCTCTCGGCCCACATCAGGGCCTTTGCCCGGTTCCGCCAGCACTTTAGGCCCTCGAAGACGATCTCGCTGGAATTCTCGATGATCAAGGTTCCGCAGCCAAAATAGACCGCTGATTGGTTGGTTATACCACGACGCCGCATATTGCCCGGCGCACCGCATTTGGGGCATTTGAGTTCCAAGACGGAAATAAGGGTAGATTCCACGGCGAACCCCTTGTCGTATGAGATCAGGTTTCCTTCCGGTCGACCAGGAAGCCCACCGTCACGTCCAGGGCTCGAGCGGCCCGCTTGAGGGTGGATATGCGGAGATCCCGAAAGGTCCCATCCGGCTTGGGATGGAAGGCTTTCCAGACGGATCCCTGACTCATGTTCATTTCCCTGGCCAGGCCATACCAACTCATCTTCCTGTTCTTGAGTGCGACCCGGAGCCGCCGCAGCCGCTCGGCCCCGTTGATGAATCTCGATCTGGGCATAAGTCCTCCTTTTGACTTCCGTGGGGTATGGTACGCAAAGTAGGTTGGTCTGTCAATAGAAAAACCCCGGGCGGTGAGCCCGGGGTCCGGTCCTGATCTGGTTGCCCCCGTCTAGGGGGCGGGAGCATCGTCCTCGTCGAACCCCTTCATCACGTCCTCGAACTCGTCGATGGCGTGTTCCAGGGCGACCGCCGCGTCCGCCAGTTCGGTCGGCGTCAGCGTGATCTGGCCGTCCGCGTCAGGAAGGGTGGCGTCCGCGAGCTTCTGGCCCAGGTTGGAGAGGGCCTGGCCCGCTTCCACGAGTTCCACTCCCCGCTGGTGGACGCCGGCGGCGTCCCCCTCCGAGAGCTTCACCTTGATCTGGGAGAGGACTGCGGGGACAAAACTGGAGAAGTTCCCCAGTTTTTCCATCGCAGAATCCCAGAGAGGCCCCAGAATGTTCTTCATGGCCTAATCCTTTCGGATGAGGGATTTGAAAAATTGCAACCCGTTCTTTGCTACCGTGTAATACAGGATCGCCTGCCCGCCGATGGCCGATCCGGCCTGCATGGTCGTCTCGACGTCCATGTGCTGGCCGGTGATCTTCTTGAAGGCGATCCCGGTGGCGAGGGCTGCGGCCGGCGCCAAGACCTTATTCCAGGGCTTGGAGCCGGTCAACTTCGATTTTCCGACCCGGTTCCCGACGTGACCTCCGGCGATTGCAAGGGCGGTTCCGACCGCTTCGAGAACCATTCAGGCATCCTCTCGTTATCCAGCCAGGGCGGCCCTGACGTGGAATTTCAGTTCGTCCAGGTTGAACAGCTTCCCCGGACACGTTTTGCTGGCGTACTCCCGGTGGCCGTGGATCTCCTCCACGGGGATCCGGAAGTGGTCGCACCAGGGGGCGAGGACCCGCCTGGCGGCCACCGCCAGCATTTCAGGATGGGGTTCCTCGAGATCGTAGTTCCCTACGAAGCAGAACCCCAGCGAATCGGAGTTGTAGCCTTGCGTGTGGGCCCCGGCCATCGTGGTCGGCCGGCCGTACAGGCACTCGTAGGCCGTTCCGACCAGCTCGCAGCCGGCGTGGTAGCCGATGTCCAACCAGGGATGCTTGACTGACTCCCCGGCTGCCAGCAACTCACGGGCGCGGGCCTCGGTGATGATGGTGCCGTTGTAGGCCCAACTGGTGTGGAAGGCGTAGATCGCCCGCCAGGACAGGGTGGGCCCGTCCGGGGTCAGACTGTGGTGGACGATGATCCGCTTCATGATGGACTCCCGCCCCGATCAGGGGGCGCTGGTAAGGGTGGTGACTCCCGCCACGATGGCCCAGCGGAAACTTTCCTGACTGGTGGGATCTTGCACGGGGTAGATCGTGCAGGATTCACCCTGGGACAGTTCGACGTAATTGACGTCCTCCACGCAGGAATCCCCGGTGGCCCAATAGAACCCCGTTTGCGAAATCGCGGCTCCCACCTGCACGGTCCCCGTGCCGGAATTGACGATGACCAGGGGATGCGGATAGGGGATGCTCGAGAGGATGTCGTTGGCATCGTAAGTATTCGGGTCCGGGGGGTTGACAATGACCGTACCTGAACCGGAATAGACCACGGCGTGGTACCTCCGGTATTCCGTGATGGTAAGGGTCTTGCTCAACGTGATCTGTAGGAAGGCCTGGACGTAGATGGCATCCAGGGCCGCCACGTCCGTCTGGAGGGTGTCGATGTCCGCTGCGTTCAGGGCAATCGCGTTGGAGTTGGCCGTTATGTCCGTCTCGTCCGCGTCGAGCCGGTTGTCGAGAACCTGGATGGCCGACGTGTTGGTGGCCACGTCCCCCTCCGTCGTCACCCCCTCGTCGATGATCTGGTCCACCCGCAGGAGGATCCGCACGACCTCGGCCCCGACGTCCGGACCGGTGGGCGTGTAGCCCGTGTTGAAGACGTTTGTGGTCAGCAACGACAGCAGTTTGGAAAGTCCGCTCCAGGCCATGTCCTACCTCCGATTCTGGTCCCAGTCGGCAGCCACCCGGTCGACACTGGCGTCGATCCTGCTCTGGATGCTGTCGCGGTCCACGTTCTTGATCCTCGCCATGTACTTGTCGGCCAGCTTGTTCCTGGCCGCCATGAGTTCGTCCAGCAGGGCTCGGCGTTCCCGCCTGGTCATCACGCTCGGCGGCGCGTTCTCGATCTGGCGCATCCTCTTGCTGATCTTGCCCAGCGTCTCGGCCATCCGGGCCGTGGACTCGTACAGGGCGATGTCCACGCCGCGGTCCCGGTAGAGTTGGAGGTACTTCTCCCGCGAGCCACCGCCCGACCGCAGGGCCCGCATCGTCTCCACGGCCTCCCGGCCCCGGTCGTAGATTTCGTAGAAGTCGTCCATCTGCCGGCTGTACTTCGTGGGCGTCGTGGCCGTCAGGCCCCGCAGGATCGGCGTCCAGTCGGGCATGACTCCGTACAGGCGCCGGGACTCTGGCTTCATCTGCCGCTTCTCCGGCTGGACCTGCATGATGATGTTCGAGGCGATCTCGGTCCCCCACTGGCCCAGGCCACCGGTCGCGTTCCGGATGATGTAGTCGATCTTGAGCGGGGACCACCCCCCGCCGGGCCCCAGCGAGCCCAGCCACTTCGAGAATTCCGACGTGGAGGTCGTGTACTGCTCCCGGGGGATCACGTCCTCGAGCCACCCCTTGACGATGGGGGTGCCGCGGAAGGCGTCGAAGTTCTGCTTCGCGCCGACCAGGCCACCCACCGCGGGCCCCAGGAGTTGCGCCGGGTCCAACGGCACGATGTCCTTGGTGAACTGGTCGACCCACCCCTGGACGGCCTTCGGGTCATCCTCCATCGCCCAGTCCAGGAACCGCTCGGGCAGGGAGCCGAAGATCAGGCCGACCTCGAAGGGCTTGGGCAGGCGGTGGATGGTTTTCCCGTCGTCGAAAGAGAAAAGCCAGAAATGGTTCTTCAACCAGGCCGGCTGCTCCTTGTACCACTCCTTGTCCTTATTCAGGGCCCAGAGCATCAGCGAAGGGACGGTGATCATGGCCACGCCCTTCGACCAGGCCGCGGACCGGCCGCCCTTGTCCACGAACAGGGTCCGGGCGAGCTTGTCGGCGCCCTGGAGGGCCGCGTTGAAGAACGGGATGATCCGGTTGATGACGTACCCGTACTCGCCAGACCGGCCGAAATCGGTGCTGGATTCCCGCGCCGCGATCCCGGCCTGGAATTCCGCCTCCCGCCGGGAGTATCCCTCGGACATGAGATCGGCCCCGGTCCGCTCGAAGACGGCGAGACGGGTGCTGTTCTCCGTCAGGTTGGAGAGTTCCTGCAACAGGGTGATCGGGTGCGAGTGCATGACGTACCGGACGGGATTCCTCCCGGCCTTCTTGAGGTTCTGCCAGGGGGTCCTGGCACCGCGGACCAGCTCCTCGTCGTGCTTCCGCAGGTTCTCCTGGTCCAGGGCCACGAGGTTCGCGTGGGCGGCCTTGGAATTGACGAACCGAAGCCACATTTCCCCGGGTTTGCCCTGGAGGCCCAGCAGGCCACGGCCCTTGATGGCCTTCCCGGTTTCCCCCTCGATGGCGTAGCCCAGGCCACGCAGGATCCGCACCGGAAGCAGGAGCGCGTCGGCGGGATCGGGGAACTCGACGCCGAGGATCTTGCGCGTGTGGACCAGGTGTTTGCTGATGATCCCGGCCGCCGCCAGGTCGCGGAGCTGGTTCCTGGACATGAATTCCGGGGTCAGCACGGCGCCGGCCCGCAGGAGCCGGGTCTGGGCCGTGAAGAATTTCATGAGCTGGTGCGACGGCCGGTGGTGCGCGGTCAGGAAGGTGTCCACGATCTCCGGCGTGAACTCCCAGGTTTCCAGTTCCCCGTCCCGCATGAAGGTCAGGGTCTTGCCCTTCTCCCCGGTGCCGGTCCGGTACATTTTCACCGCGGCGTCGATGGCCCGCTGACTGGCCGGGTCGTTGGGGTCAGCCGCCGACTCCAGTTCCTCTCGGAATCCTTGGAGCTGTTCTTCATCTGGGGTAGGCACTTTGCGGCCAAACCCCTCGAGAGCGTCTTCTCCATCGGAAGCGAGTCTCACAAAGTCGGCAGCCGACATCTTCGCCGCGTTGTAGGCGATCAGGAACTCGCGCCGATAGACGGTTTTGATCAGGCCTTCGATGGGGTCCATGCGGACCTGGCCCGGGATCAAGGTGTCCATTTCGTAGGCGAGTTGGTTCATCGGTGCGCCTTCCTTCTCCAGGACGAAAAGGGGCGCGTAAACGTCGTACTTGAGAACCATGTCTGCGTACTGCTCGTCGGAGATCATCCCGCTCTCGAGCGCCCGCTGGAGGGTGGCGTTGGAGAATTTCGTGATGGCCGCCACCGCGTCCAGCCACCCGGGCTTGTCCTTGTACTCGTTGTAGAGGCGCATCTGGTCCGCGAACTCCTCGCGGGCCGCCTGCTCCTGCTCCCCGGCGTACTCGAACAGCGAGCCCTGGTTGTCGCCCGCCTTGGCGCCCTTCTGCCGGAAGAAGTCGTCCCCGTGCCGCTCGTACATGGCCTTGAGGCGGGCCGCCACGAGGAACCGGCCGAACACGCCGTTCTCGACGTCGTCCGCGATCCCGAACTTCCGGATGATGACCTCCAGGCCATCGGAGAGGATGTTGCGCGGGTCCAGCCAGGACGGGACGGCCGTGGTCAGGATCGTCTGGGCGCTCTTGGTCCAGGACGCGAACCCCTGGAGCCACTTGTGCGGGTTTTCGATGTCTTTCAGCGTCTCGAAGGGATGGCCGGCCGCCTCCCAGGCCTTCTTCACGGCGACGTGCAACCAGGTGTTCTGGTCGAAGAACTTCTTGTAGACCTCGCGCAGGAGCCCCCAGCCGCGCCGCGCCCGCTGGGTCTGGACACCCTTCTCGGCCTCGCGCAACCTCTGGACCTCGGCCCGCATCAGGGGGGTTTCGTTTCTCAGGACGTCCGACTCGAACATATCCCCCTGGTAGGGGTTCTCCTGGACCTGGGACCGGAACTCCCTGGCCGCGACCTCGCTCATGGCCCTGGACACGGCCTGCTCGATGGCCCCGAAGTTGTCGAAGTAGGCCTCGACGCCAAAATAGGCGGGGGACATCCGGAAGAAGTTCCTGATCGACCGCAGGACGTCCATCAGCTTGTTGACCACCGCGGAGAAGGCGGTCGGGTTGGTCCGCTTGAGATCCTTCCAGAAGGCTTCCTTGGCCGCTACTTCCGCGAAGACATCGGACATGAACTCGCCCATGATCTGGTCTTCGGTGTAACCCAAGGCCAGGCGCTCGGCCTTGTAGACGTTGTAGCCTCCGGGGATCATGTGGCGGGAAGCCACCCTGATGATCTGGTTCCACAGGTCCGGGTGGTTCTTCTGGACGTGGTGGCCGACCTCGTGCATGGCGACCGGGAGCAGGGGGGCGGCCGGGTTCTCGATGTTGATGTAGGCCGTGCGCTGGGAGGGAGAATACCCGCCTCCCGCGACCCGGTCGTTGGCTTCCTGGTAGACCGGCCGGAAGAAGACGGTCTTGACGCCAAAGCGCCGGAGGATGTCGCTGATCAGTTTCAGGTGCGGATCGTTCCCGGGCTCGACCTGCTGAACGTCCTTCACGAAATCCGACCACCGCTGCTTCATGTCGCGCCGGAAGGCCTGGAAGTTCGCCCGCTCGTCCCCCCGGTCGAAGACGTTGAACAACGTCTGCTCGCCTCCGAAGGCGAGGCGGTCCTGGGCGGCCCGCCATTCCTGCTTGAGCTTGATGATCTGCTGGTCGGTATGGTCGATTAGATCCTGGAGTTCTTTCGCCTTCCTGGTTTTCAGGGCCTCCAGTTCTCCCTTTCGCTTGGCCAGACGGGCCTCCAGGTCGGCCTTTTCTTTCTCGTCGGTACTGGTCTTAATCCGGTCTTCCAGATCCCTGATTTCCGATTCCGCGACCTCGCTGGGATGGGCTTTCCGCCGCTGGAGTTCCTTCTTCCAGTCCTCGAGGGTTTTGAGCTGTTCCTCGAACCTGGCCTTGGAGCCCTTGGGGGCCGTGGCCCTAGCCAGGTTAAGGGATTCCATTCCCGTGAAGGAACCCATGTTCCCGCGGGATTCAACCACCGCAATAAAGGCCGAAGCCGAGGACAGGTTATCCTTGCGTCCGTTCTTTTCCAGGAAGTCGAACATTTCCCTCTCGTGAGAATCGGTGAGAGTCGGGAACCTCTCCCTGGCTTCCCCGATCCACTTGGCATAACGCAGCACCCGGTTGTATTCGTCGCTTCCCTCCCGGAGAGACTGGAGGACGGAAATAGCCTTCCCCTTGGGGTTCAACCTGGACAGGTAGAGGATGGTCGGTGTCTGCTCCTTGTAGAGGCTCTTGGCCTTCTTCTTGACCAGGGTTTCCGGCATCCCGCCTTCACGGTTGGAGCGCACGGTGGCCGCTCGGCTGAATATGTCGTTGACCGAAACACGGTCGTTCAATTCCTTGGATTCCTGGAGTGCTTCTTCTCTGGTTCCCTCGAAAATCTTGACGTTGACATTCAGGACACCCATGCGCTTCGCGGCCTCGAGCGTGTGGTGGCCGTCCAGAACTTTCAGGAGCCCGTCCTTGGGGTCGCGCCAGGCCACGATGGGGTCCATTTTGTTGACGTCGAAGTCGTCCAGGATGGCCTGAACCTTTGCCTCGTTGGTCCCTGATTCCGGGTTGTCGATGTTGGTCCTGGTCTGCAAAGTGGCCGGTTCGATGTGGAGGTCCACCGTTGGGACAAGGATGATTCCCCTTGCCGACTTGCCCTCGATGACCTCGACGATCTTGGGCCCGACCCCTGCGGCCGGCTGGACTGCGGAAAGATCTTTGCCCTTCCAAATAATCCGATCGGGAGTAAACGCCTTTCCTATGGCCCCGCGCCTGCTGTCTGGCTCTAGCGGGGCGCGTACAAGTTCTTCTTTCATGGAGCCTGCCCGAGTGTCGCGCGGCCCGAACACGTTGACGGGTATCTTGGCGTCCGGGGCCATCTCCCGCAACACCAATGCCCGGCCGCGCCCCTCGTGGCCGGTGATTACGACCTTCCCGTCTTTATACCGGACCTGTAGGAAGGGGCTGGCCACGGGCTCCCCCGCCCGTATGCGGTTGGCCGTAGGCCCGTGAAGCGGGCCTTCTGGCCTCGGGGGGTTCAGGTCCAGGAACTCCTGCGGGGTCATAAAAACTGTGTAGCCCATGTAGTTGACATTGCCCTGGTCAGGAACGGCTCCGATACCGCGCTGCTGATCAAACCTGATCCCGCTGACCACAAAACGCCCTTCTATGTTTTCGGGCGATGGCGGGGCGGTGCCATCAGTCTCGGGGCCTACCGCCTCATCCTTTACCTCCGGCCTCATGTCGGTCCGCGCCTGCTGGGAAACGTCGTCGATCATTCGACTGTTCGGGCTGACGCGCCACCGGGGGTTGCCGTCCTCGTCGGTGGCGATGGTCACGCTGCCGGCGTTGGTCCACTTGGAGCCGAATTGCTCCTCGGCCTGGGCCCGGAGGCGGTCGTTGGCCGCGGACAGAGATTCTGGTGTTCCTTCGTGGGACTCGACCAGGACACCCAGGCGGTTGCCGTCGAAATCATTGACGACCAGGGAGGCGGTGTAGGGATCCTCCGGCCTGCGGCCCCGCTTCTCGATGGCCGCCTGCTTGGCCTTCCGCTGGATCTTCTGAACGGGCTGCTCGATGGTGAACCCAGCCGCCTCGGCCTCGGCCTTGATCTCGGCCTTACGCTCCTTCTTGCGGGCGCGGTCGTAGGACTTCTGGTATTCCTCCTGCATGGCCTGACGTTCGGCCTCTGCGATCTGGGCGTCCCGCTTCTTGAAGCGGGCCAGATCCTCGTCGGTGAAGATCCCGACGTCTCGGGCCCGGTCTAGGATTTCTCTGGCTGTGGCGAACCCTCCGGCCTGCCGTATCCACCCCTGAACCTCACCTTCGGACATGGCGGCCAGGGCTTCGTTCTGCTCGTCCACCACGGCCTCCACCGGCTCGACCGTCTCGCCGTACTTGTTCTCGTAGGCGTCCAGGGCACGGAAGTAGGCGTCCTCGGCCTTGCCGTCGTCCTGGTTGGCGATCCAGGCCCGCTCGAGATCCTGAACCTTGACCCGATCCGCCTCCATCTGGGCGACATCCTCGCGGGCTGCGGCATAGCCTTCCTCCCGCGCGGCGGCCTTGGCCTCGACCTCGGCCCGGGTCGGCTTCTTGAGGGGTTTGCCCGTGAACAGGCCCACTTCCTGCGGCGGGAACAGGTCCGGGGCCTCCATCCCCTCGGTGGCCTGCTCCAGGGACCTCTGGGCCCGGCGGTCCATGCGGGCCTGCTGCTTCGCCGCCCTGCGCTCGTCCCGGGCCGCCTGCTTGGCTTCGATCTCCTGCTGGCGCTGGGCCGCGGCCTCGGCCGCAGACGCCTCCGTGCGGGCCCCAGAGCGGAACAGGTAGTCCTCGGCCAGGTTGTAGGCATCCTCGGCCTTCTCCCATGCCGCCTGACTGTCGCCTTTCTGAGACAGCGTTTCGGCCTGCCGGGCGAGGGTGGCCACGGCGCCCGCCTGCTCGGGCGTCAGGCGCTCGGCCAGGTTGATGTCGACGCCGTATTCCTGACTCAAGGACGCACTTACGCGGCCAAGGGCATAGGCGTCGTCGCCCACCAGCCGCTCGCGGGCGTCCTGCTTGGCGTGCCTACGGACCTCCTGCTCGGCCTTCCGCGCCCGCTTCTCGTCCCAGTAGGCCTTCTTCTGGCGCTGCTGGGCGGCCTCCCTGGCACCGGCCTGCGTTCCCGGCCCGAACTCGACCGGCCGGCCGCTGAGACTTTGCGCCTCTCCTGGGGCCTCCTGGGGCGCCTGAGAGGGCCTCTGGGTGTCCTCCTTGGAGGACGGAACCTCCTGGGGCATGACCAGGCCGGCCCCGGCGCCGACGAGGGAACCCACCAGCGTCTCGGTGCCGTACTTCTCTGGATCCCAGAAGTCCGACCAGGTGCCCCGGCCTGCGGCCACGTCCTGGATGACGCTCTGGAACCGCTCCTGGCCGCCCTCGGTGATGAAGGACATGGCGGCCCGGGCGATCCGGCCGGCGGGGGACCACAGGGGGGCGTTGGTGGCCATCAGCAGGGCCATGTTCTGCCAGAACACCGGCTGGGATGCCCCCAGAGCCTCCTCGGCCGTCATCCCCTGCGACATCAGCTCCTCTTGCCGCTGGGCCTGCTCGATCCCGGCCTCCACGGCCGACATGGTGGTCAGGCCCAGAACCTTTCCCAGGACCCGACCGGCCAGCCCCAGTCTCACCGCCAGGGCCTCGGTGCCCAGGCCCGGGATGATGAACCCCATCATGGACCCGACCCCGTTGGCCAGGTGGTCGAAGAACTTGGGGTTTTCGACGGCGACGTGTTCGTTGAGCCACTGTTCCCAGGAGATCCCCGTCTCCGCGAGCTGCTGACCCGCTTCGTCTGCCCCCAGGAAGTCCAGGACGCCGCCGGCCAGGATCATGCTCGAGGGGATCATCTGGGCTATCCCGGTGGCGATCCCCCTCGCACCGCGCTCGAAGTAGTTGGGCCGGTCCTCTGGCTTCTTGGCGAACTCGTCGGGGAACATGGCCATGCGGGCGTCGGGACCGCCGATGATCAGCCGGCGGTTCATGACCGCCGCCGCGGCGTCCCGCTGGATCTGGAGCATGGTTTCGTTGGACAGGGTGGGCCCCAGGTCCGCCGGTCCGGTAGGCGTGGGCGCGGAGAGGCCCAGGTCGCGCAGGGCGTCCTGCTGGATCTGATCTGCCCTGAAAAGAGGCTCGGTCACTTCTGGGTCTTCCTGATGTCCCGGGCAGCGTTCGCCAGATCCGTCCTTGGCGCCCCGCCACCGCCAAGTTTCGGGGGAACCCACCCCAGTATTTTCACGAACTTGTCCCACTCCTCTTTGTCGTAATACGGGGCCCTGTTGGGGGCCGTGGATGTTTTGGTGGGGGCCGCTGGGGACGCCGACCCCTGCTTAATCGGCGCTGCCGATCCCCGGGCCCCCTGATTCAGTAGCTCCTGCTCGGCCGGCGTCGGACCCTCCAGGTTGAACCCGGCCACTGGGGCCCCGTACAGGGGAACCACCAATTCGCCGGTCTGGTTGTCCACGAGCCACCCGGTCTTGGACTCGGGATGGTAGTAGGGCATCAGTCGGGCCGGATCGGCACCGTTGTTGTAGGCCCGCTGGGCGGCCAGGATGAACTCCGGAGGCGCCTTGGCGATGGATACCGCGTAGGGGGAGGCATCCGACCCATCCTGCCACTTCCCATCGGGACCGACGTAGGCCTGGACCAACAGGCCCTTGATGGTCGGCAGGTCCATCCCTGCGAGGATCATCTTCTGGCCCATGTCCTCCAGAAGGTGCCTCATGGGCTCCTTCGATTCGGGGAAGATCGGCGCTCCCGGGGTCAGAACGTCGTCCTGACCCGTGAACAACTCCGACCGGATCCACGAGGACAAGTCCACGCTCATTTTGTTGAATTCCTTCTTCAACTCCTCCGGGCTCATGCCCTTGGCCTGGGCCTGGACGGTCAGGATCTTCCCCATCTTGTCCCACAGGTTGTTGAACATTTCCGTGGTCAGCTTCTTGTCCATGCCCGACTGCTTCTCGAACTCCGTCTGGTACTCGAGGAGGGCCAGGTTGGCGATGTTGGGGTCGAGCATCCCCATTTCGTCGACGGCCTTCCTCTTGACCCACTCCCAGGCGTCGTCCTGGGCCTTGCCCAGCCGGAGTTTCGTCTCGGCGGTGGTCTGGGTTTCCTCGTACTTCCGCTTCTGCTGGGGATCCCGCCATCCGGCCAGCGAACTCTGCCGACCGGGACTGGGCGGACCCTGCTTCCCCTCGTCCTGGACGGACACGGCGTTCTCCGCTCCCAGATGCAGCACGCTCTTGAAATGGGCTGTCGCGCTCCCGGCCGTGCGGACGTAGTCAGGGTAGGTCTTGTCCAGCCGCTCGGCCCGGCGCATGACCTCCACGGTCTGGGACGGATCCCAACTCGGGGAGTCGATGATGGCTTCGATGCGGGCGAATTCGTCCTCGGCCGCGCCGGTCAACAGCCGACTCTCGGTGGCGATCTTCATGTTGTTCTCGAACAACTGCTGCTTCGCCTTGGCCTCGGCATCCCGCCGCGCCTTGTTGGCGGCCTTGCCGGCTTCCATCCCACCCAGAAGGGCTCCCATTGTATCCATCGGCTTCTCCTACTGCACGGGGCCCTGCATCCCGGCGTCCCACAGGTAGTTCCCGGTGGACTTGTTCAGGATGTTGGTGTTCAGGTACGAGGTTTCGTCTGTCACGGCGTTCCCCAGCCCGGCGAACACCGAAGGCAGGAAGGTGTCCGGGGCCACGGCCGTCGAGCTGGTCCCGCCGCTGCTGGTCGTGACCACCTTGGACTCGGAGATCCGCTGGTTCCAGAGCTGGGTGATCGTCTGGAGGTAGGTTGCGATCCTGGCCCGGGCCTGCTCGCGGCGGGCCTGGATGACCTGCTCGGCGCTCATGGTCGCGCTGCCGGCCGCGGCGGCCGTGTCCCGGGCCTCTCCGCTGGTCAACTTCTGGCCCATGACGTCGGCGGCGTAGCTGTTCGCCGCACCCCGGCTCGCCCGGTTGGCGTAGTCCTGGTTCTTGGCCGTGGCGTAGGCGGAACTGATCGCCTCCTGCTGGGGTCCGAAGATGGACTCGTAAATCTGCTTCCGCTGGGCCTCCTCGTCGGCCGCTCCGGTGGGCTTGAGTTCCCCCTGGAGCCCGGCATAGGCCTGGTCCAGAAGGGACTGCTCCTGGTCAGTCCAGGGCCGCATCTGGGTTTCTCGGGTAGCCGTTCCGCTCTGCGAGCCCCACGTCTGCGAGGTCCGCGATGCCGAATTTCCGGAACTGAATCCGCTGGCCGCTCCCACGGCCGCGCCCACGGGACCGCCAGTGGCGAACCCGACCAGGCCACCCAGAATACCGCCGAAAAGGCCCATCGTTTACTCCCTGGTCATCCCCATGAGGATCAGATCCTCCACGGGCTTTCCCTTGAGCTTCGTGCCGTCCCGCAGGACGCCTTCTTTCCTGAATCCGCACTCCCGGAGGATCTTCACCGTCCGGTTGCGGGTGCGAGGGATCAGCGACGTGATCCGCCGCAGGTCCCGGCGCTCCATGACCCCCTGGAAGATCGGCAACAGGGCCTCCTTGGCCCACTCGTAGACCGGGTCCTCGTTCTTCTGGCCGTCCTTGCCGATGGGCGAGAAGAACCGGTAGGTGGGGATCAGGTCCACCGTCCCGAACTCTCCGTCGATGACGTCGGTAAAGATCACCCGCGCCACCGTCTCCTTCGTTTCCGTGTCCACGACCTCGATCATGGTGGCCGTCTCGCTCATGTTCCTGTACTGGAGGATCGCCAGGTCGACGTTCTCCGGGACCAGGTGGTGCTGGTCGAACAGGTGGAACAACTTCTCTGCCGTGACTTCATCCGGCGGCACCGCTTCCGGTTTCCAGATCATGACCTGGGACCTCCTTCACTGGCCTCCACTCGATAGCCGACGACCTGGGCTCCCAGGTTGTTCGCCGCACCGACCCACTTGAACCTGATGATCTTGAAATCCCCGTCCAGATCGTACCGGACGATCTTACGCGCAAAGGTTCCCCACGCCGTCGAGCCCCAGGTGAAGGCCCCCCAGGCTCCGGAGGCCGCCCCGACGCTCCTGACGATCCGCTCGATTGGCTCCCAGGTGTCCACGAAATCCTTCTGATACCAGAGCGTCACCCCGTCGCCGTCGTCACCATACAGCACTTCCAGCCACAGGGCGCGGGTGGAATCGGACAGTTCCCCGAAATTGATCCAGTCGGTGATGTAGTAGAAATCCGTGCCCTGGATCACGCCGGAATCCAGTTGAACCACACCGTCCTCGAGCGACCCGGCGAGGGGGCGGGACAGGTAGCTCTCCGTCGCGGGGGTGGTCAGGACATCCTGGATGTTGGTGGTATCACCGTCCCAGATGGACCACTGGCCCGTGTCGTAGTAGTAGGCGAAGGCCTTGTCGTTGTTCGTGGACGTGGGGCTGGGGACGAACCAGACCACCCGCCGCCTGTCCTTCTCGTGCCAGCACCGGATCAGGCCGAGCTGGTCGGGAGCCACGTCCAGCACGTCGTCCTGGATGTTCTCGCAGAGGGAACCGACTTCGATGTCCCCGTACTGGTTCACGGCCGCGAGATTCCGCGGGCCCTCCAGGCTCCAGAAGTACAGGTCGTTGCCGACCTTGGCCCAGGCCCGGTCGTTCACGCAGCCCACCGGCAGGTCCGCCTGCTGGAACCACTCGAACCCCGTGGGATCGCCCGGATCGCCGCCGTAGATCAGGGTGCGGCGCTCCTTGAAGATCACCGTGTAGGTATACATATCGGCAATCGAAACCAGCCGATCCCCGTCCCCCGGCCGGATCTCGATGTACCCGCCGTCCACCGTGGCGTCCGGGGTGGCCCCGTAGCTCATGTCCTTGAGCATGAAGTTGTACTGGACGTTGACCTCGCTGTAGCCCAGGAGATTCGGGTTGTCGGGGAACCCGAGGGCGTACATTCGCTCGTTCCGGCCGCGGCCGATCACGCGCATCACGGTCGGCCAGTTGTCCGTCCAGGAAGACGGATAGCCCTTCACCTGGTCGCCTGCCGCGGGGGCCGTCTCGATCTGGCCGGCGGGCAGGGTGATGATGTCTCCCGTGGCCGAAGTCTGGCCCAGAAGGATCAGCGGGGCGCCATTGGAACGCGGCAGGTAGATGACCGAAGGATACTCCGTGCTGACCTCGTCGTAGTACCTGCTGTTCTCCCGGCCGTAGAAATCCTGGGCCACGAGGGAGTAACCGGAAGCGTGGGTCGGCGTCTGCCACGTCCAGGTCCCGGGTTCCGGCACACGGTAGATGGTCTGCCCGGCGATGATGTAGAGCCACCCGCGAGACTGCTCCGGCTGGTTCAGCATCATGACGGCCTCGACGCTGTCCTCCCCGGCAGGAACTCCCAGGATGGTGTAGCCCTTCCGCTGCTTGATCGCGTGGCGCGGGAGCAGATCGGCGTTCCGCAGATCCGGGGACATGAAATCCGGCAGGCTGACCTCGCTAAACTGCGTGACCAGGCCACCGAAGATCCTCAGAACCGGTTGCTGTGGCCTTTCTCCGACCATGCCTCACCTACTCGTTGTAGTTCGGGCCCGGAACATGATTGCGGTTCATGTCCTGCGAACTGCTCATGCTCGCCCCCCGCCTCCGGAGATCCTTCCGGCCGATGGCGATGTCGGCCTCGAAATCCCGGTACATCATGTACTGCTTGTAGTACCCGGTGGCGAGCTTGTGGTGGGCGAACCACAGCTCGCGCGGAAGGCCGATGTCGTCCTCGTCCGTCAACAGGGGGCCAGCCTGCTTCCAGTATTGCCCGTAGAGGGTCCCCTCGGTATCCACGAAGTCCTCGTCGGGGATCGGCATGAGCCCGACGTACCCGTCCAGGTAGGTGTAGTGGTAGGGCTCCCCGAAATTGTGGGACTGCTCGGACAACTGGAAGGCCGATCCGATCCCACCCACACCGGAGCCCGGCGTAAAGGACCGAATATCGGGGTACAGCCTGATCAGGTCGCGGAACTCCATGAACTCGATGGACCGGTCGATCCTGTTCATGCTGATGGGCCCAGCGGCGTCCACCCAGTCCCCGGGTGCCTCGTACCACATTTGGCCCTCGACCAGGTCGAACTCGAACTGGCCTCGACGCCAGTGCCACATGACGTGGTAGAAAACCTCGTCGCGGGCGTCGATCACGGCCTCCTTGGCCTTGTCGAGCCGCTTGGTCGGGGTCCCGATGGCCGTGTTCACCGAGACGAAGTTCGATTCCCCGATCTCGCTGCACAGGCGGTTCACGGCCTGGAGGAAGGTCCGCTGGGTTCCGTCGACGCCTACGATTGTCATGGCTCGCTCCTAGTGGAAAGCCTGCCACCCAGACCCGTTGTATCCCTTGAAGGTCGAGTTGGTACTGTCGAACCAGATCAGGCCCCGCTTCCCGACTGTGTCAGGTTCCGCCGTGATGGCTGGCAACCACATGGTTCCGTCCCCGTAGGGAATCCAATTCCCTGCGGCTAGTTGATTCCTGTCTGCGTACCCGTCCGTGACCACCAGATTGTCGATGATCACATACTCGTCGCTCACGGTTGTCGTTTCTCCGGGATAGAGGACGTAGACCCTCACGTCCAGGGCGGTTTCAGATCCATTAACGTCGGCATAGGCCGAGAAATAGTTCCAGGCCCCGTCGATGTAGTTGTTGTTCGGCTCCCAGCCTGCGTAGGATCCACCCACTGCCCCGTAGAATCCCACCTGGACGTGCCCGTCCCTGGTGGTGTAGGTGGAAACACTGGGGACGTAGACCCACACCCCGCACCTGATCCGTCTTCCCTTGAAGGCATCCAGAACCGGATCCGATAGCCTGATGTAGGCGGCCGAGGAAGAATCACCCGAGCCATCAGATTCGATCTTGACTGCGCTTCCGCCCGTCCTGCTGGCCGTGGTGTCCGTAACGGTTGCGTTGGTCAAAGTCCATTCGACGGCCCCGGAACCCCGGTAAAACATGGGATCAGGCCAGTAGTTGTAGGCCGGGTTGATGGTGTTGGAACCATCTGTGAGAACAGCGCCGGTAACGGAACAATCGAAATGGACGCGCTCCGTGTTGCTGGTCGTGGAAATGATCTGATGTTCCCATCTGGCGTCGATGGAAACACTCTCAAGGGTGACGCCAAGAACATCATCGAACTCGAACATATGCGCCGAACCGTCGCCGCCGACCCTCGAAGCCCTTCCTCCGGAAATAAGGATTTCTTCGCACTGGGTCGTGAACCCGGCCTTGACGAACCAGAGATCGCTGGCCCCTCCGTTGCCCTCGAAGTAGCAACCGCTGAACGTGACCCCCAGACACCCCTCCAGAGAAACCCCTGTTGTGTTATGACCCTCGATGACGCATCCGGAAAAGGTCAGTCCGTCGCTGTTGGAAATGGCAGCCTGATTGTCGTTATGCTCTATGGCGCACCCGCTGAACAGGACCCCGTTGACGGTATCCCCACGAACCCCCGTGGTGTTCTGGCGAATATTGGAGCCCACGATCTGTCCGATATAGGCGTCGTACAAGTCAAGGCCATAGGTACAGTCGTAAATGTCGCACGAGTCTATCCGCCAGTGGTGAGGATGATCGGGTGAGATATTGTCGGCCGTCTCAATTCCCGTGCAGTCGTTCCCGTTCCCGTTGATTCCCAACCAGTAGACTCCCCAGCCCTGAGTGTCGACGCTGATCACGGCGGAACCGTCGTACATCCCCGCGACCAAGACGGAGCCGACCTCCCCTGGGACCCCGCTGGTCATCGGCTTGAGATTGGGGGCGGATCCCATCAGAATTACCCCTTCCTTGAGTTCGATGGTAGACCCGACGAAATAGGCCCCCGCCGGAACAAGCACCATCCCGCCGCCAGCCGAGGAGCAGGAGTCGATGGCTGCCTGGATGTAGGTCGTGCAGTCAGTGGAGTCCGTTCCTGAAATCGCCTCTGCCCCGAAGTTGACGATGTTGTAGATCCCGAGTTTGTCGGGATCCCAGTTGATGGCGGAAACCACAACGTCCTCGAGCGTGTAGGAGACGATCCCGGCCCGGGAAATAGCCAAGTCGTAGGTTCCCGGCGGGACGTAGAAGTAGTACCTGCCGTACCCGTCGCTGTAGACGGGGTTGTTCTTGGTCCCGATGGCCGTAGTGTACCCCGAGTACAGGGTGGCCTTGGTGCTGGTGTTGGCCTTATAGACCGTGATGGTCGCGGCGGAAACCGCGTCTCCCCGGACGTTCTGGACCGTCCCCTCGTAGCGGTAGACGGTGTCGGCCATCGCGGGGGCCGCCAACAGCAACAGGCACAGCAGGAATCTACGCATGATCTACTCCTTGACCTTGGCGCTGGGGAATTGACTCCACAGGAACCGCTTCCTCGTGATCTCCTTGTGGACCTCGCTGTCGCTCAGGTCGATCTCACCCGGGCCCCGATTGTGGGTGTGGTGGGTTTCCTCGGCCAGCAGCAGGGAATCCACGACCTCGCGCGGGACGTCCTGCCACATATCCAGGTAGACGATCCACTTCTGGCTCAGGGGGAAAATCTGCGGGTTGGCGTCGTAGTCCGTCCGCGGCTGGATGTTGACCTGCCACCAGTCGGGGTTATACCTCCCGCCGTTGTCCACGCAGAAGTGTCCCTCCGTCCCGCAGGGGGGGTTCTTGAACCCCTCGGGAAGCGGCCGGCCAGGGACGATGTTGAAGTTGGTCGGGTCCTCGGGGTCGAGTACCTGGCCGTCCTCCCGGTCCATCTGCTTCATGATGGCCCTTTCGGTTTCCTTCAATTTGTCGGTCATGATCATGCTCCCGTATTTTTCGCCCCGTCAGGCGAGTGTTGTGGGGCCCCCGAAGGGGCCCCGGTTGTGGCTACCGCCAGGCTTCCCAGAGCCAGGTGTCAGCGTCCGTCAGCAGAGCCGCCGGGATGCTGAACCCCATCACGGAACCCGTCTCGTAGGTCGGGGGACCGGGATGCGGGTAGGTATCGTCGCTGGTGTCGCCCACCAACGACGGCCCCGTCACACCCTTCGTGATGACCCCGGTGGAACCGGTGATCTTGAGGGTGTTGGTGTAGACCAGGCCCGCCGTCCAGATATAGACGTCGGGATTGGTCCCGGTGTAGTTGTAGAGGACGATCTTCGACGGGATGAACCCGAGGTCGATGGTCGCCTCCGTGCCGTCCGAAGTCAGCAGACCGCTAGCGAAGGCCTTGTCGTTCGACTGGCCGCCGACGTTGCTGTAGGTGATGGCTTCCGTCGCCATGTTTGCACCCCCTCTCGGGGTTAGTGTTTCATGTCACCGGCCCTACCAGAGGGCCAGGCACTCGATCCGCACCATCCTGGAATCGTCGAGGATCTTGGCGGTGGCGGCGAACTTCCACCCCGCGGTCGACCTCTGGTGCAGGGGGTCCCCCTGCCCGCCCGGAGGATCGTAGTACGTCGCGGCCGAGCCCTGGAGCTTGACCACGCCGTAGGCGTCCTCCGCGATCACCAGGATGGAGTAGACGTCCGCGTTGGTCCCGGAAGTCGACCGGTAGGCACCGCTCGCCGCCGTGGCGCTCACCGTGACGCTCGAACTGCCCGTGTCCGCCCACACCTTGGCGAAGGTGGTCATGACGAACCGGATGTTGTCGATGGACCCGACTTCCGTGGGGTAGGCCACCGTGCCGGCGGCGTACTTCTCACGGGGGATCCACCCGTCCACCTTCCGGAGGTTCTTGACGACGTGCGGGTGGACGATGGCGATGTACGCCGGCCCGATGGGGGAGGTCGTGACCTTCGTGCTGGCGCCCATTCCGGACATCCAGTACGGGGCGTCGTTCCCCTCGAGCATGGTGGCGGCCATCGCCGTCGCTTCCTTCCCCGCGGTGTCGCTGATCGCCTCGTAGGTGAGCGAGCGCGTGCCCGAAGTGTTGACTTCTCCGTCCACGCACCGCAGGACCGCGGTACCGGCGTTGATGATGTCGCGGGTGATGATGTCCCGCGTCTCGCCGGCCTGGATCCCCAGCTTCTCCGTGGCCTGCATCAGCACGTTGTCGACGTGGAAGAAGTTGACCTGGTCCGTCAGTCCCACCCAGTCGCCGTACCAGCGAACGGTGGCGATGACGTTCTCGTAGGCCAGCTTCTTCCCCGGAGGCGTGATGCCGTCCGCCAGGGGAACGATGTTGGGGGGCAGCTTGAGCCACCGCCGCCAGATACACTGTTCCCCGGTCTTCTTCTTGAGGGTGTAGGCCGTCCCGAACTGGTCGTGGACCAGCTTCGGTCGGGCCACCGCCAGGAAGGTCCGGAAGTACATGGCGTGGGTTGCGTAGGGCATCGTGGGGGACGCCTCGCTGGTCGCCCTGTACTCGGTCAAGGTCTGGAAACCGTTCATCTTCGTTCACCCCCTTTTGGGGTTTGGAGTTCTATCCCTGCTTGGACTTCGCCAAGAGGGCAAGAACCTGCTCGTCGGACAGCGCCATGATGGCGTCCCCCTTCTCCTGTTCGGTCATCTGGTCGAAACTGCGCGTGTCGTCGGACCCGCCCATTTCCGCGCTCAACCTCCGGGAGACGGGATTGACCCTCTGGCTGCCGCCCTTCGAGGGCTCCTGTTTGTTCAGTTTCATGGCCAGGACGATGAATCCCGGCAATCCGGTGAAATCTGCACGATCATCCTCCGAGAGAGACTTGTGATGCTCGACCACCTTGGGAATGTCCGCCGCCGTGAATCCAGGAACGTGCTTCTGGACTCGTGCGACCAACTCCTGCTCCCTCGTCTTCTGGACCAGCGGGGCCGTGGTGTCTTCGAGTGCCGCGAGACGCTTCTCCAGTTCGGGATCGTTCCCGATGGCCTTCCTGTACTTGCCAAGGTATTCCACCATGTCAGGGTCCAGGTCGTCAGTCTCGCCGCCTTCTTGCTCACCGGGCTCCTTCTTGTCCGTCAGTTTGAGGGCCATGTCCTGCCATCGCTTTTCCCTCTCCTCGGTCTGGGCCAGTCTCTCGGTCAACTCCTTGACCCTGGCCTCCAAGCCGGTAGGTTCCGGCGCGGGCGTCTCGGTCGGCTCCTTGGTCGGAGCGGGGGGGGATCCCTCGGCATCGGCCTTCTCCTGCTTCCGGGGCAGCACCCCGCTCAGGTTCAAGACATCCTCGATGCTCAGGGGCCTCTCCTCGTCCGCCTGGGGAGCGTCGGCCAGCCCACCGCGGTCGAACTGCTCCGGATCTATTCCCTTTTCCTCGGGTTCCCCCTGCGCGGGCTGCCGCTCCTGCGGCTCGCCCTCCGGCTTCTCGGCCGGCTGCCTGGGTTCCGGTGCCTTGAGGGCCTCGATCTCCTCGGGAGTGGGCTCCTCGGGAATTTCTCCAAAAGCCAGAACGTCGTCCAAATCACCCATCGTTCTTCCTCCGCGTTTTACGCCCCGTCAGGCGTGATTCTCGAGTGGTTCTCGATCCACTGGATCGTTCTCACCAGCCTGTATCTATCTCCATCGTCGAACGCTCGTTTTTCCGCCCAGTTCGGGTCATTACCAGGACGCTCGGGCCTGGATAGACCCACCAGTTCGTCATTGAGGAATTCCAGCAGGGGATCCAAATACCCCGCCTGCCGCGCCGCCGCCGTTTTCTCCTTGCGCCATCTGACCTTCCGCTCCCGGACCTCGTCCGGCTTGACCTGCTCCGGCATTAGCAGCCTCCATCCTTCGTTGCTCGGCCATCATCTTCTTGAACTGCTCGATCTCTTGCAGGTAGTTCTCCTTCGACTTGATGATCTCCCCGGCCTCGCCAAGAATCTCGATCATCACCCGGCGCCACAGAATATGGTCGTTCACCGGGGTCGGGAGTCCTTGGGCCACCCGCTGGTCGTTGAGCTGGATGGCCATGAGCAGTTTTTCGATGCGGTCCGATTTCTCCGCGACGTGGACGGACCCTCGGGCCCGCGCTATCCCCCCGCGCATTATCTGTTCGGGTGGAACGGTGACGTTAAGCACCTTGTCGTCCTGGGTGATCTGGAAGACCTGATCCGTGGTCAGGTTCATGCCGTTCATTTCCAGGCACATATTCAGGAACGGGGTCAGCAGCTCGTCCTCGAGGTCTTCGACCCGGGCTCCGTGCTTCGTGGCGATGACGCCCGTGTTGCGGGCCGTGAGGGTGGCCGACTCGTCGTTGTTCCCCTGCGTGTTGATCGCCCCGGTGATCCTCTCGACCCGGGCGATGGCGTCACTCACCGCCTGCCACCCCACCTGGAGGCCCGTGAAGTTCTTCGGGATGGCTGTGATCGTGCCCTTCTTGTTGACGTAATGCCGCACCCCCGGCCCGCTGGGAGCCATGACCTGGTCCCGGGCGAGGTCTTCTTCCACGACCTCGAGTTCGGGCTGGATCACCACGTTGACCGCGTCGATAAGCTGGTTGTGGACGGCGTTGGCCGTGTCCTGCTCGTCCAGGGCCTTCTCCAGAAGGCCTATCCCGTAGACGGCGCCCTCCAGGACGTGGAACCGCGCGTTGTTGACCAGGGACTTCCCACTGTAGAGGGGGCTGGGTTCGGCACGGATCACGGTATTGTCGTTCGCCACGACCACGATGTAGTTCTGGTAGATCCTGCCGGCGTCCATGCCCTTCTTGATCTCGAAGGTCCCGTACTGGGCCTTGAGCAGCACCTTCTCCTTGCCGTGGGGAAGTTGCATATGCAGGGCCATCTTCATGAGGTCTTCACCGACGTTGTCCTCGGATTTGTCCTCGCTGGTGATGTCCGCGATCTTGTTAAGGTTCTCGTACATCCGGTAGCCCGTCTCGTCGACCTCGCCCATCTTCTTGAGGTAGGCGTGGGTGCGCCACGAGCGCATGATCCGGATGGCCTGGTCCCGGTCGTTCGGGTGCTGTTCCTCGACGTAGTTGAAGATGCTCCCGATCTGGAGTTTCGGGCCCTGGTAGACGACGTCGAAGTCCTTCCCGGGCGGGCGCGGGGGGTCCCTGAACGTTGGCGGGGGCGGGGCCGGCATCCCGGCGGCCTCGGCCTGGGCCACAATGTCCGCGTACTCGCGGGCGATCTGGAGACGTTCCTGGTGGAACCGGCGGGAATCCTCGATCCACTGTTCGGTGGCCTTGTTGAAGGCCAGGGGGTTCACCAGGGCCCGCTGGACCGCCCACTGGCCAGCCCAAGGGCAGTTCCCCAGGATCCCCAGCGAGCGAATCGCCATCTTGAACGTCGGGATGAAGTTGTTCCTGGTCATCTGGTACAGGAGCAGGTAGCGCATATTCTCGGCCCAGATGTCATCGTCCTCGAAGAACCCCTCCCGTTGGGGAGCGATGTCCAGCCAATCCATCCCCGGCATGGACGATGCGGCAAGCTGCGGAACCACCGTCTCGATGGCGTCGAACAGCAGGGACAGGTAGCGGTGCGAGCGATTGGCCTGGTTGGCGAATTCCGCCCAACTCTTGTCGAACTTGCAGAGGTAGGCCATCAGGCACCGGATCCACTCCGATTCCAGGGACGCCCGTTCGTCCTTCATGGTCCGCCAGCCGTCGACCACCTGGTCCTTCATTTCCTGGAGGGTGGTGGGGTTGGTGATCACAATGCCCATCAGAATCCTCCTCCGGGAACGTCTCTGGCCCGGACATATTTTTCCCGCCCGCCCGTCATCTGGTGGTGCCGCCTGCGAAGCTGCTCCCTGGTCGGGATGCGGTGCTGGAGCGCCCCGCAAAATTGGTCGTAGTGATGATCCTCGGCGTGGGAGTCCACGTCCTCGATGTTGTTGTCGTCCACCGGCAGGCTCGGGAACGTCCGGATGAAATGCTCACAGTGGCTCATGACCTTGAACCTGGCATTGCCGTTGGTCACGGCGAGGAACTGGTGGACCGCGAGTTTCCGGAGTTTCCGGCGGTCCTTCCCGTGCTTCTTCCACGGCCGCCAGCCCAGTTGGCTCCCGCCCAGTTCCTCCACGATCAGGCCGCTCTGGCCCTTCTCCTCCCAGCACTGGCTGTCCAGGTAGCCGATGGGGACCCAGATTTCGTGCATCCTCTCGAAGCTGTCGATCTTATCGCGCACGACACTGGGGGCCTCGCGGGTGCCGACGTTGGGCTTCCCGCTCCAGCCGTAGATTTCGTTGCCCATGATCAGGTCGCCCTCGTTGCTGGGGAAGTACCATCCCCCCGCGTAAGGCTCGCCGTATCCCCAGTCGAGGGATCTCCAGATGGGCCGGTCGTGCGGCATGGGGGCCGGCTGGATGACGTGGACCTTGGGGTTCCACTCCGGGAAGGCGGCGCCGGCCACGATGTTCCAGTCACCCATGCGAAGGGCCTCGGCCATGTTCGGATCGTCCAGCTCGTAGATCCGGTCCTCGTAGTGCGGATCGTTCTCCATGAGGATCCGGTTGTCCTCGAGCTTCGCCGGGATGTAGACGCGCCAGTATTTCCTGCCGGTCGTCGTCTCCACCAGGAATCCCTCTCCGGGATAGTTGGGGTCTACGAACCTTGCCTTCACCCAATGATGTCCCGGCCCGCCCGGGTTGGTCGCGGCCCGGACCCTACAGGGATGGCCGTGTGGGGACCGGCAGCGGGAGAACAGGTAGGTGTAGGGATGGGGCGAGGACCACTGGGTCAACTCGTCCCAGCCGATCCAGGTGTACTGCTTGCTCTGGTGCTTGAGGACGTCGTCCTTGCGCTCGATGGCCCGGAACTTCAAGGTCGCACCGGAGGGGAAGTCCCACATCCGGCGGCTCTCCCGCCAGCACTCCACGCCGTAGACCGGGCCGAAGATTTCCTTCGACCGCTCGATGATCTCGTCCAGGTCGCCCAGGTAGCGGCGGAAGTAGACGCCCTTCCAGCCCTTGCCACGAGGGATGTCCTTGGCGAAGTCGCCCATCAGGCCGTCCGACTTGCCGCCACCCACCGCTCCTCCGTACAGGACCTCGAAGGCCGGGCACTGGAGGAACAACGACTGGGGCCCCGGCTGGGGCTGCCACGCGATGTTCATGGGTAGGGACTTGGCCACTACCGTCTCCTGCCTGGTTTGACCAGGCCGCCGGTTCGCGGCGACCGGGCCGGGTTCTGCATGGGCGCGACATAGCCGCGCGGCGCCTTCGGCGTCAGGCCCTTGAGCGAGGGGATCCCGCTGCCCTTTGAGGGAGACAGGGGGAGGAGGGACTGGGGACCCCCTCGCAATTTCTTGGCGAGCCCGCTGCGGATCGCGTTCCCGATGACCCTGTGCATGATGTTGACCATCAGTGGTTCCACGTCTTTCCAGCCTCGTCCTCGAGCCGGTGCCTGTTGTTATTGTTGACGTCCTGTTTCAGGTCCCTAATCACTTCGGTCAGGTCGTCGATCTTCTCGAGAATCTGCTGGTCCGTCTGCTGGATCTGCTGGTCCACGGCCTGCCTCTCGGCCCTCTCGTTGTTGTCGGAAATTGTCAGGCCGAAGTAGACCGCGACAACGGAGGCGATCAGTGATATGGCCCCCAGGATGTGGCCGAAGTTGATCTCCGGGATGTACGTCACCTTCATGGGCCGAATCACTTTCGTCTGAATAAGCCGCCAAACGCCTCCAAGATCCGGGCGAAACCTGGTGAACATCGGGTCCATGCGAAAACCCCAATCAGGATGAACAGGATCAGTCCCCCGTGGGGGAGAGTCTGTACTCCTTCCCTGATGGCCTGCAACCACTCCCGCGGATCAATTTGCGGGAGATCCAACCCACTCCCCAATCGCCGTCGCCGTTAGGTTCTCTGGGTACTGGAGGGCATTGGTCGTACCGCCCGTAGGCGTGCCGCTGACCTCGCTTGCAAACGGATCGACTGTCCCCGCAATCGCGTCATATCCCGAGCCAGAAGTCTCGGAGCGCCACACGACGTAGACCGCAAGATCGCTCTCTGAGTTTGGCAACCAGTCAAGGTTGACCGTCAGCACGCCGTTCACAGGTCTCCCTTTCCGCCCTTCGGCTGTCAGCGAGGCCCCACCCAAACACTGTCAGGCCACCCCGTCCCACATGAGTCGTAGATCGCCGCGGATGCCTCCATTTCCGCCGTCGCCCCGTTGGCCTGGGTCACGATCACCGGGTCGATGTAGATGGGATTCCTGCCGAGCCTGCGCTGAACGGCCTGTCCGAGCGTCATCATCTGCACGTTCGGCTGCGCGTTGATGTAGCCCATCAGGTTCCGCAACTGCGTGACCGTGCAGCCGTTCGATGCTGGTGCTGCGTTCAATTCGTCGTGGACGTAGGCGATGATCGCGGCCTTGCCCTGCCAGGTATAGTGCCAGTCGATCTGGTCGTTCAGGTTGTCGAGAATATCGGCCGCCGAAGTATCCGGGCTCGCGTCCGCCCCGAACAATGACGCGGGATAGATCAAGGCCAGGTCCTTTGTGTTGACAAACCAGTCCCAGGCTAGAGGTGTGGCCATGCCGATGTCTGACCACTGGTCGGATTCCTTGGTCCCGCGCGACGCCCTGTATCCGTTGCGGACGACTTGCCGGACGCCCTCATAGGACAGGTATGGTTCTTCGGCTCCAACCGGATACGAGAAATCAAGCATATTGGTGGTGTCGATGGTGGCCGTGAACAGAGGGTCGATCCAGTCACGGCGCAGCAGACTATCGCGCCCGGCGTCGGTGGAGAACGACCCGAGCGATGTGTGGGTGGCCCCGTGGGGGATCAGCTCAACGAAATCCCAGGCAGCCAGCGAATCATATTGGGCCTGCGTCATCTTGCCGGCCGTGGGCGGGAAGTAGCTCCCGCTGATCATCTCATTGACCACGCCACCGGAATCCCCGATGGTCTGCGCGTAGCCATAATGGACGTCGTTCCCGTCATCAAGGCAGAAGATGAACGGGACGAGGCCGCGCTGGCCCCAGGGCCTTGCGGCGCGGTTCGGCGTGACGGCCACGACCTCCAGGCAGGCGTTGTACCTGGAGATGTTGTCACCGGCTTCGACGCGGACGACGTTGGACGGGGTTCCGGACGTCAGGCGGGAGGACACCAGCCAGCACAAAAGGCCGCTGCTTTCGAGGCCCTTGTCTACCACGAGTTGCGTTGCGTGCGTCAGGTCGATGGAAAACGTCTCGTTGGCGGCAACATCGGTTTCGATGATGTCGTCCGACCTGACCCCGTAATCGCACCAGTCGTCGCGGTCATATAGGGACGGGGTCCAGTGGGTGTTCGCGGAGTCGGAAATATCCATCGCGTTCCAGCAGGCGTTCAGCTCGTGGGGGTCGCTGGTAACGGATGTCGCCGAGGCGACCGCAAAGTCGGCCGCAGCGGTGTCCACGCGGATGCACGCGAAGTTTCCCGAGCCTACGTCAATGGGCGGAGATCCTCCCCGGTATCCATATCCCACGAACTTTGCGGAAACGATCTGCGCTCCGGCCGGGATCTGCGAGATGTCAAACCACCAGAAGGCACGATATTCTCCGCTGATGGTTGCATTGTATTCAACGCTTCCCATTGTGCGGATCTCGTCTACAATCGCAATCTTGGCCGCCGGAGATGCCTGATTGAAATACCCGTACTTCATCCCCGATGCGGCGGAATCCACCGCATCGTATGCCGAGACGGCAGAGATGAACCCCAGGGATTCGGCGTCTGGATTGTGGTTCGTCGAGTGCTTGATGAGCAACTTGAACGTATCGACGCCGGCAGATCCCACCGGACCAACCGCTACACCACCACCAAGCCCCAGCGGATTCAGCGCCCCAACTGGCCCGATCTTCCGCGGATCCGCACCCCCCACCACAACCAGACAGATCGCAACGAGGGACCACAACAACAAAATACGCCGCAACAGCACAACCAGCCCCCTATTGCAGGACGTACCCCGTGATCCACAACGTATCGGCCGGCGCCGGAGCGATCAACCAGGGCATGAACCCAGCGAAAACCTCCCCTGTCGCCGATACCGGCTGCGAAAAGTTCAAAAGCGAATCCACCTGGCCATCAGAAGCCGAACTCGTCATGACCTCGTCGTTCGCCAGCATATTCGTCTGCATGATGAAAACGTCGAAATCCGTACTCGATTTCAGCGAGAGAATGTCCATCCGACGACCGAAGACAGACGACACGCTCAAGCACAACGGCGTGTACGCCGTCCAACCATCCCCAGTCGCGCTCTTGTACCCCGTCCCGGGCAACCAGCCCACCGTCCCCTTCAACTGCGGCGTCTTCTCCGCAGCTCGCGCCCCAGGAACCACCAGGACCAGAAAAAGCCCCAGCAACGCGAAAACCAGCATCATCCGTCGCATCTACTTGCCTCCCTTGCCTTTCCGTCCCTTGTTCCCCGTGGAACGCTTCTTCGCCACCACAGGCCGCTCACCACCCTGCGCCGACTCCTTCTCCACCTTCACCGCACTCGATGCCGGAGGGAGGGGGGCTGCGGACCCACGCGAAGGCCCATCATCCACCGCTGCCGCGTCTTCCCACCTACCTGCGGCCATCTCCATGTCAGACTTCCCGCTCCGCTCTCCAGGCAAGAACGGGGATGCCGCGGCGGCCTGACCCGATTCCGGGGCCGAAACCGCTTCGTCGGTGCCAACAGCAGCCGCCGCGGAATCAAAACCATCACGCTCTACATGACCACAAACCTTGCAGTACCGAAACCGCTGCGCCAGCACAGCCCAACTCGTCCCCCCACAATGCTTGCAAATCATCATGACACCTCACCTTCCATCAAACAGAAAATCCCCCAAAAATCGCGGGGGGGGACATGGTAGAAACCCGAAGGGCGCGCCGAGACCCCCCACCACGGGGTTCCGGCTCTGGTCCGGCTCTGGGGCCGGCCTTCCCGCCTCCGGCCGCTCCCCCTGCCGGGCAGGAAGGCGCCCCGAGGCTGGAACTGGCGGGCTGGCCCGGTCACGACGGCATCCCGGCGCCGGCGGCCTGGTCGTCGCCCCAGTCGTCGGCCTCGCCCTCGAGGTCGGGCTCGGGCGCCCGGCGGGACCGGCCGGCCTGCTGGCTCTTGCGCGTTCCGGTGAGGCCGGCGGCGTCCGCCTGGGCCTGCCAGGTGCCCATGCTACCGTCCGCCAGGACCGGGACCAGGATCACGCTAGGCGCCTCGGCCTGGCCGGAGTCGATCCCATGCGCCCGGCGCTCCATCTGGTGGAGCTGGTCGAGGGTGCGCGTCATGGATTGGACCTCGGACGGCGACCACGGCAACGGGCGGCCTTTCTCGTCCGTCCGCGGGTCGTTGAGCAGGTTCGTAACGTGGCCGGCCAGACGATGGAGTTGGCGCCGATGGCGGTTCAGGACCCTGTTCTGCTCGGTTGCACGGGCTTTTGCGTCGCGGGCGGCGACGTCTCCCCCTGCTTCCGGCCCGGCCGGCTTGCCGTTCTTCCGCCCGGACGTCATGAGGAAGACCCGGAGGAAGAAAGAGCGGAACCGTGAGCGGCCCGGTTATCCCGGATAGTAGAATACTCTGACGCGCCTGCGCGCGCGCGCGGTATAGAGTATGCTCGGGCTCGAGGGGGGGATGTCACGGGCCGGGGCTCCTTCCCGGTCGGTCGGTCCGCCGTGGGTTCCCGCCGGGCGGCCGGCAGGATCGGCTATCCGCTTGGGACGCAAACCATACCGGCCGGTTTTTGTCAAGCCCCAGCTCCCCGCATTTTTTCGCTCAAGTCTGTTGACACCCGGCCGACAATAGTTGTATAATGTAGGTTAGATGCACCATACCAGTTTGAACCGAAAGGAGTTGCATCATGTTGGACCGTATCGGCCGCGCCTTCGTCGGTTGGTGTGTCGAGGGTCGGTTGCCCTGGTGGGCTGACCTGGCCGTGCCGGCCTTTTGCCTTGCGGCAGGGTTGGCCATCGTTGGGGCCATCGCGTTGTTGCGGTGGCTCGTTGTGTTGTGCTGGAACTAGGAGGTTAATCGCATGAACCGAGAGCAAGCAATCAGGACGACGGCCGCCGCCGACCGGAAGGGGGGCCGCTCATGAAGAAGTTCCAAGTTCAACCCATCATCGCCCGTGAACGGACCGCAACCATCCGGCAACCGTCCGATCTGCGGAACCTGCCGGGCCTTGACTGGCCGGAAAACCGAGAGGCCTTCTATGTCCTGTTGCTGGACGCCCGCCACCGCCTCGCGGCCGCGCCCCATCTGGTATCGTTGGGCACCCTCAACGCCTCGCTTGTGCATCCCCGCGAGGTTTTCGGCCCGGCCTATGCCGTCCCCGGGGTTGCGGCCGTGATCGTCCTACACAATCACCCATCCGGCGACCCGTCCCCGTCCGGTGATGACCTGGACCTTACCCGGCGCCTGGACAAGGTTGGCGATTTGCTCGGCCTGGCCCTGCTGGATCATGTAATCGTGGCCGGTGACGAACACACCAGCATCCGGGAATTCGGCTGGCCGTCCTGATGTTCCCGCGCGGTCCCTTGCCGGGAGGCCGCGCAACCGGGGCGGGGCTAGCCACCTGTAAAACGATAACCAACCTGGGTGCGATAACCTTTTTCAAGCCCAGAATCAGAGGAGAAAAAATGGTTAAGTTCAGCGAAATTAAAATTGGGCAATGCTTCACGGTGCCCCAAGAGGTGGAAAATTTGGGCATGGCCGCAGAAATCTATCGGAAGACGGGGGGAACCGCCGCCCGGACAACTCGACAGCACAAGAATTCGGTGGCGCGCTTCCCTCGCGGCCAAGAAGTCACCCCGGCAGACTAACCCCAAGGGGGCGGGGCTAATCCCCCGCCCTAAATCAACCAGAGGAGAAAAAAATGGAGAACGTATGTTTGACAAAAAACAGACTGTGTGGCCCGGGGGAGCGCGTGCTGTGGGACCTTAATTATATCGGATGCGCCTACGTCAGGTCCGCCGGTGGGCGGCTATTTGTTTCGCGCCTTGGGATCAAGTGGTTTCCTGTTGGAAGCTTACGAGAGGCCCACAAAATGATGATTGATGGCAGGGCAGACTAACCCCCCGGGGCGGTTCTTTCGCCCCACCACCACAACCAAGGAGCCGAAAACATGGAAGCGATAGAAGCCACCCTAACCCGCCGTCACTGTTGGGGGTTCCCCGACTCCGCCTTGCCCAAGGGCCGCTTGACTAGAATCAAGAAGTTTCCCCACGCGGCGATTGACGCCGCGCCCGTGTCCCTTTGGCGGACCGAGGCGGGCCGCCTTTGGATCAGTTTCCCCCGTCGGTCATGGCGTCGGGACGACGGCGCGACGAATAACGAGCCGGGCCGGATCGTCCTCGAGTTCTGCCCCGTGTCAGCAGTCACGGTTGGGGACCAGGGCCAGAATTTCGGGACGGAAATAACCTGCAACGATATTTGCGGGGCCTGCGGGTTCCAGTCATGGGTTGAGTTCCCCGGATGCGCCGACGGGGTTTGCGAGCGTTGTCATTATCACGGCTGAAAGGCCACGGACCGATGAAAGGAAAGGTGCTAAAAATGAAAACAGCCCACACGCGGG